GCTGAAGCACCGCGAAGCTATCGGCAAGCGAACACCGGGTCTTCGAGGCAACGGTATGTGATTCTTAATGTTTCGAGAGGCTCAATAGGTCGTATGCGTTTTTTCCTGGATACTTTTTCTTGATACGATCATACTTCTTCTTAGAATCGCGAGCGTGCTTGGCTTCCTTAGCACGAGTGTGAGCCAGTGTCTTTTCCATAAACGTACCGGTGGTGAACGCTACGGGCTCCCTACCCGGCATTGCTCTCGACACAATCGGTTTAGGTGCTTTCTTTGGTTTCAACGAAGCTTGAAGTTGTTTCAACGACCAATGTTCGAGTTTTCTCGACAACGCCAAGTCCTCAGCGGAAGCGACAACCGGAATCTTGGTGGTACCGTTGAACTTGTAAATTTTGTATCCATATGCTAGATAAGGGAGACCGTCGGCGTCGAAAGATCCTGTCCAGACGCCCCATGATTTCGCGTATGGCGTTCGCTCATGAGGAGGAACCTCGTACGGTGAGTACAGACCAAGTGGAGTAACACGCTCACCGGCTACACCAATGTCGAAAATCAGTTCGCCGTGCTTGATTCTCACAACAGAAACTTTCTGAGTGTCCGACCCGATCGTCGATAGCTTGTGAGTTTTTACAAAGTGATCCAAGAAATCAGTTGGGTTCTCGACAAGATTTTTGTCGATAATGTGTGTCGTTGAGGCATGAGACGAATGGTCGATTTTTGTAGACCGATGCTTTGGATTCGGTTTTACACACGAACGGTGGATCCGGTTGAAAGTCATGCCGTGAGATATACACAAACTTTTGACGGCGGCGTCTGATTTGTCAACACACACACCGAGAACCTTTTTCTGGGACGACAGACACCGAGACATTTAAAACTTGTTATATAACAATATTTTAAATTCAGAGTACGTTCGCCAAAGGGCAACCGAGGCACGGTTTTATTATACTTTCCATGGTGATTAGCGGGAACCGGAAGCTACATTCGTACGGGGTGCGATATTGATCCGCTTTTCGTTTCGTCCTAGGAGGGAGTTGCGTTGTTCGCTTGCGAATGTGAGGTTATTTTTCACCTTTTTACCGTTTTCTTCGAGCTTCTTGATGCGAGCGAGAGCGGCATCGAGATTCTTCTTACGGGTGTATGCCAACACCTCGGTGTTCGCCAGCAACTTCTTATGAGCGGCAAGATTCGCCTTCACCTCTTCGACGCGCTTCCCGGCTTTGTTGCGCTGGACGGCAACTTTTATAACGCGCTCGTTCGCTTTGTTTTTCTTATCGTTCTCGATGTCGGCCGCTTTGAGCTCGGCGACAGGGCGCTTATTCGTCTTTTGAGCAGCCTTGTATACCTTGAAAAAACGTACGATCGTATCGAGTTGCCGTGCGGTTTTGTAGCATTTTCCATCGACTACGGCGCCAGAGGGGCACTTCTTCTGGTTCCAGAACCGATCAAGATTTTCGGGGTCTTTGCGTAAATCTTTCTTGAGTCCTTCGAGGATGATCGCCGTGGGCCCAGATTTGAAGCTGCGACGGGTGGCCGGGTTGATTTTTTTGTTGAGACTGTTCAAAATCGCCAATCTCGACGTTGATTCCTCGGTAAGTGGAATCGGCTCTCCCTTTCCCCACTTGGCCTTATGCGAGTACGGATACACCGGGACAGGTTTGCTCAGTCGTCTGTTCAAACTGTTCTTATACTGCTGAACTTTTTGTTCGATTTCTTGATTCGTTTTTCCGTTTTTCTTCAGTCTCGTCTTCAAGCTTTCCATCAGCGCATTGTGTTTTTTATATTCACGATCGCGCAAATATTTTTGACGTGCCGCTACAACCGCCGGATTCTTCTTTGTTTCGGTCGCCATGCTTTATATAATCAAAATATATTTTTTATCGTCTTCTCTGGGGAGAACGTGATAATGTTGCCGATCGTGCTTTCGACGAGCGAGCCCGAATGGGCGACGTCCCTTGGACAAGCGAGTCTGTTGCCGGTCTTCTGGCTGGCGATCCTGAGCGTGCCGGTGATTTTGCCGGTCGTCTGGCAGGCGATCTTGAGCGTGCTGGCGATTTTGTCGGTCGTCTGGTGGATGAACTTGAGCGTGCTTTCGACGAGCGAGCCCGAATGGGCGACGTCCCTTGGACAAGCGAGTCTGCTGGTGATCGTGAGCGTGCTGGTGATCTTGAACGTGTCGGCTTTGATGTCTTTGACGACCCGACATATCCTCGATATTGTTTGATCTGGTACGCCAAAAGCTTTCTGAACTCATTGTCCGAATTCGTTACGTTTTTATGACAATCGATGATGCTACACCTGACGTTACGAGGCAAGTCTGGGATGTTGTAATCCTGACGAGACAACTTCTGACCGGCGCGTATCTTCTGTTGAACGGCAAGCATCTTTGTGAGGGCCTCCCGCTGACTTTTGTTCACATCGCCCTGATGCTTTCGCACGGCCTCTGGGGAAAACTGTGCGCTTCGTCCCGAGGAAGCGTAGCGAGATTGTTCGCATCCCATGGTATAAAATAATCAAATATTTTTAAATTAATGCCATCATCGCGATCCGCCTTGACACATCGGGAACAGGGAGCAAATGACTTACCGTATGATAAATTTCTTGGCGTCCTGGCTCGAGAGTTTGAATGTGTTGTATTTGCGTATTCCAGTCGATGTCGTATTTACAATGCCCACGAAACGCTGTGTGATCGTTATGAAGTTCAAACACATTGACGTTGTTTTTCAGCAAAAGTTGTATGGCGCTCTCGTTTGAGTGTTCGACGGCCAAGTGTAAGAGACCGGGTGTGTGAATGACGTCCGGATGAGCTTCAAGAATATATTCCAGTATCTCACTGTTGAACATCGCCGCCGATTGGACTGCTGACACCTTTTGTTTGGGGTGATCAACCGGGAACCCTGCCGATATCAACAAAATCGCGATGTCATTTTTATGATCTTGGATGGCGACATTCAATGCCTGCTCGTCATACTCTTCGACACTTTCGATGAGCCATCCAGAAGCGCCGGTGTCATATTCATCGTCGTATATTTCTATAAGCCGGCGTATAAAATCGATGTGATTATGCTCGACCGCTACGATCAGCTGGGAGAGACCGCCGGGATCCACGCATTCGGTGAGCATCAGCGGGGTGCGTTCGAGCGCTGTTGTACTCCCAAACATCGCGGCATAGTGTCCGACAGTGAGGCTCTGTTCTCCCCATTTGGTTTCAATAGGATCATACACACACCAGAATATACACTCGTCCATTATGTCTAATTCTTCTCCGTCGAATTGAACCATCTCGTCTATCTGTGACAACAATTCTTCTTCGTTTACGGGTGCTCTGAACGGAACGAACATATGTTAAGCTTTATATATTAAAACCAAAAAAAATAATAATTGATTGTTATAAGATGAGCACATACAAATCGTTTAGTGACGCTTTCGAATCATTTCTTGATGTGAGATCGCAAGTGAACACATTGAGTATCACATCGGGAGACATCGTGTTTTTCTTGGATCGCCACGATCTTGATTACACAATATCGGTGTCGTCTTTGGACGGCCGCACACATGCCAAGATGAAAACATCGTGGATTCCGTCTAATTACACGAGTTTTGTTCATTTTTTCAAATCTGAGAGCTCATATCGTCCTCGAAATCGCCACGTGAGTCACCAAGTAGTGGACGATCTTTTCGATAGAAACGCGCCGTCCACGTTGGCAATGACGTTAAAAATATGTGAGTATACCACCGCGCGCAAAAGAATTTAAGTAAAAATATCGTCCGTATGGTAGATATGAACGTCTTTAGCAAGCACACGTACGAAGACGAGCCGAAAGATTGTGTTTTGTATATCATCGCTCGCTCATCAGACGAGAACATTCGGGTTATTGACGATGGCAAGAGCGTTCGCGTCGAAGTAATAGGCGTTAACGTACACAAATATATGTACATCGGAATCACGAACGACTTTGAACGCAGAATGGGTCAGCATATGCGGAGTGCTCTAAACCGTTTCTACACAAAGAGCGCTAAGTTCTATAACCGTATTAAATCTCACGGATGGGACGCTTACGAGAAGCGTGTACTCGTTTCCGGGCTGACGCGCGCCGAAGCGTTAGCACTTGAAATAGATACTATTGCGAGGTATCGCACGTTCGAGTTCGGCCTTAATTCAACTCCCGGTGGCGATGGGTGTGGTTTCGGCGCCGAACATCCATGTGCGCAAGCCGTGAATCTATACAACAATGCGACAGGCGATATCCACTCGTTCACGTGGATGGGAGCTGCCTCCAAGTTCCTCGGCCTTGGCTCAGACCAAGGAAAACGTGTGAGCGCCGCGGCGAGTCCCAATTGCTATACCGCGCAACTTCAGTCTAAACTGACTGGCGAGTGGTTTCAGGGAAAGTACGCATACGACGAGACGCCGTTTGAGGAATTTATGCCTACACCGGGAGAAAAGATATCTGGTGCCGAACACCACACGACACATCCGGTGAAATTGTATAACAACGTGTCTGGTGAAATCCATTCATTCACATGGATGGGAGCTGCCGCTGAGTTCCTCGGCCTTGGCTCAGACCAAGGAAACCGAGTGAGCGCCGCGGCGAGTCCCAATTGCTATACCGCGCAACTTCAGTCTAAACTGACTGGCGAGTGGTTTCAGGCCAAATACGCATACGACGAGACACCATTTGGTTTTATGCCGACGCGTTATGAGAAAACATCGGGTTATAATAATTGGAACGCACAAGCCGTTAATCTATACAACAACACGTCTGGAGAAATCCGATTATTCACATGGATGGGAGCTGCCGCCGAGTTTCTGGGTCTCGATGCCAGACAAGGGTCTCGTGTGAGCAACGTGGTGGACCCCAATTGCGAAAACGCTCAAATTCAGTCTAAGCTGTCAGGCGAATGGTTTCAAGCGAAGTACGTGTTTGACAACACACCATTTGAATTTATGCCACCGCCGAACGAGAAAAGAGCTAAATCAAAAGAGAAAGCCGTCGTCGCATATGATGAGAACGATAAAATTGTGTTCAGATTCGATTCCGCCAAGAAGGCGATGACCGCTACAAAAATTGACGATAGCACCATAAATATGTGCGCACAACACGAACGGAATTACGCTGGAAAGAAGGATGGCAGCAAGCTCAGCTGGGAATATGAGGACCAGTCTGAGCGTGCAAAGTACGATCACATACAACGGAAACCGAAGAAACCGTTTTATTACATCGTGAATGGTGTGAATATATACTTCAAGACTGTTAAAGATGCGGCCAAGCAAACTAGTGGGAAATATGCTGTCGGCACGCAATGTAGAACGATCTCTGCGAGCATCGAGTCTGGCTCACGGTGTATGTCCGGGTTTGTATGGTTCAAGAAAACACCGGTTGATGCCGATGAATAAGCACATCTGCCATCAAGTTGTAGACGGACTTTCGCCATCCCCATTCGTGTCTGCGAGAACACCGACAAAGCACTCGAGTTTGGCGTTGGTAAAAAATATATGATGATTGTATAAATGTCTGTGGCGAAACTTGTTATCGACGGGAAAAATCGCGAAGTGTTTCACGACTCAACTCTCAAGAATCCGTTTGCGGCATTTCATTACATCGTTGACGGAAAGAAGAAAAAAATAATTCTCGCCGACCTCAGCACTGAAAAAACGAACATGTTGTTGAAGGCAACGCTCAAGAATGTCAAACTTCCTCCGGGATACAAAGTGAACCCGACCACTGGATTCTTCATCAAAGTCGGTGGCGCTACAAATTTGAAGTTAAACCCGAAGACATTCACCGATCCCATCAGCATGAACATTGTGAAGAAAACGGACGGAATCGAACTGAACAAAACTTTTTATGCTAAAAAGGGGCTCAGAACGTGGATCAATTCTGGAAAGAACACGATCCCTCACACGAGAAGACAATTCACTGACAAAGAAATAAACTCGATTTTCACGAACAAGAACGGGCAAAAGATTTTGAGAGTTATGAATTATCGTAAAAATGACGACAATGAAAGCATCGGGTTCTTCAATTACGATTCGAATCACAACAATTTTAACCAAACGAACAATAATTCGAATAACGAAAACACTTTCAGTGAGGACAATTCAACCACGTGGTTCAAAAGTGATTACGCTCGCGATCCTCATGTGCTATCCGACGTAGCAGACACGGTGGCAAACGCCAATGATATCAAGGAGATCATCGGAAACATCATAAATTACATGAAGCATCATGATCTCACCGGCATAAACGGGATCTTGTTTCAGATCGCAAACCTTCCCGGTGCCTGGGTGAACATCTCGGCGCTGTGGGACGGGCACATCCTGACGATGGAAGTAACAGCGGACAACGGTGGTGAGCGGGAAAAATTCTTTGTAAAAACTCGAGACTCACCGAGATGGGCCGAAAAGATTCAAAAAGATGTCTTCACACGGTTGTCAACGAAGCTGACCAATTTGACGACACTAGGGAGATTGCCCGTCGAAGAAAAGACCAAGAAAACGTTCGCGACAATCGACAATTTCGTGTCGTTCGTTCAAAACCTGTTGACGTATATGAAAGAAAAAAACATAAGCGGATTAAAGGACGTCGATGTGAAGATCACCAGAGGAAGCAAGACGCTCAAAGTGTCCGCTCGCCGTTTCGGTCAGGTGTCGTCGCAAAATATTCGTCAACCGACGGATCAATTCATTCGTCTGAGCATTTCTTCAGACAACAATGACTACGAAACCGTGCTGAAAGAAACTCAAGCGTCGAAGATGGTTGTCGGTACTGAGATAAAAGAACGGTTTTAAAGTTTGGATGCCACGTGAGCGATCAGAACATAGACCAGCGTTAGTGGGATGTACTTTCTTTTGTTCTCGTAAAAAGATGAGAGAAACAGGCTGTCGTATTTTTTTCGATACGCATTTAAAAGCGTGTTAAATCGTTCACAAAGTAGCGGGAGTTTGTGTGCCGGGACGTTTGAAACGACCATCGTGGCGTACGCGCGTTGGTTGTTCCCAAAATGAGTCTCGTTTTTCCTGAGCCTCAAATGGATCGGTTTCGATGACGGCAGGTCGATGTTTTGTATTATGAGCGAATTCTTAATAGGTGTATGGACTCGTCTCACAACGATGTTTTTACCGTTGTTCAAAGTGTATATTTCACCACCGTGTAGCCAGTCATTTTCCTGGCGAAGCGTTAGGTTTTTCTTGATTCCATTGATACTCACCGGAATGGTTTGGCTCGTCATGGGTATATATCTTTTAAACGATATGACAACGACAGCAATAGCCGCGTCGTCAAACATCTTTTGCTCGAAAATCTTCATTTCGAGAATTTTGAAATTTGAGAACATCTCATTTCTCAACTCGACATCTTTCGTCCTAATCCCGGTGAGAAAGTTCATTGGAATGATAACGACTCCACCGCTGACCGTTGGGAGCACAGATTTGAGAAATGCCTTATACAGGTCGTCAGTGTCATACTTTTTGTAAATTTTCATGTTTTCTGTGTTTTGCTGTCTGTTTCTAGGACTAAACGGAGGGTTGGTCATCACGAATTTTCCCCGGTAGTCTGGTGGATTCAACAATGTGTCACGCTTTGTGATGTCTTTGCTGGTCGGAAATTTGTCATAATCTATCACGGATTTACATTTATTCTTGAGAAATGTGCTGAGGAATCTATCACCGGCAAACGGTTCGATGACTGTGTCTTTCTTGGTGAATGGAAGTTGGATGTCGAGGAGCTCTTCGTTCGTCGTGAAGAACTGTCCCCGCGTCGCCTGTTTTGTTGATATTTTTCCCATTTACATATGCCATTATTTTTTACTAAGACGTTAAAAATTCGTGTAAAAGAAACGCGTAATGATATATGATCCATGATTCCCGAAGAAGAAAGTCCTATTTGTCTGAATACATCGATAGAGTCGTCGTTGTCGTCGCCACACATCCACGCCCCGTCGTTTTCATCCGAAGAAAATTCGCAAAATTCGCCGATGAAAACGACGTGCTGCTGCTTGTCTCGTAAAAAACAAAAGATTGTTTACAAATTACAGGAAAACCAGACGACCAACCGATATAATTATTCGTCGCAGCGAGCGGTGTAATATTTCACCATGTCACGAATGCCGCCGAATGAGCTCATATCGCAAAATAGGCACCTGTAAGGCAAACGCTTCATCTCTTCGCACACCTTTTTGAAATCTTTGAAGGTGGGAAATACTCCGAAGAAGTACTTATACACGATCTCCATTGAGAAAATAATATTTTCTCGAGTCAAGAACACGTAATCAACATTTCCTCTGGCTGCCGGTCCACCGATTCCGATAGCGGATTGAGAAACGATTATTACATTTAAGCCATAATGTCTTCCGTTGAATACCATTTCTCTCAATGCCTTTGATTTCCTCTGAGCAACCGAAAAAGCTTGATCGTCGACGATGACTAATCTCTCAGTTAACGGGTCTTCTTTCGCCTGACGAATACACTCTTCAAAGATCGGCTCATCGATCGTTGGGCACATGACGAAAGAATCCGGCATGAACAATCCGTAAAATTTCTTAGAACTCTCACTGCCTGAACTTACGATACCACGTGTTATGTGGCTGAATCTGGATGTTATGATGTCTTTCACGAGCGTCGACTTCCCACTGGCCCGTCTCCCGATGACCCCTATGACCGATTTTGATTTTAGCGAGGTTAGATCTAATGTATCGAACTTACATGGCTGTATGGTACGTTCACCAGTGTAGCGAACACGAACATCGTCGAGGAAGTCTCTGTTTCGTATATCGACCAATGGCGTATCTCTGGTTATAACCATTTGATATTTATAGAAAATATTAAAATCAAATGGGAATTTTTACGATTTTAAGCAAACATTACCGGTATCTCTATTTTCTTTCATAGTCGATAACCAATACTGCCGGACGACGTCGTGAGGTTGTGACTCGATGATAACGAGCGGTACGTTGGGATACAATCGACGTGTTTCGCACAACGGTGTGGGCTTTGGGGTTTTTTGTTTCATGACTTCTGTTATATTTTAAACGTGATTTTTTTAACGTTTTTCAGTAATATCCACCTTTTGATGTGGATTCGCGCAAATCTTCACGCAATTCCTTTAGAGGATGAGCGTCCTTGTTTTTAAGGACAAGTCGTTTGAACAGCGGGTCATCGTTGACGACAATCTCGGGATTCTTACGAATAGCAAGTTTTGCCACAGCCCTGGAGACCGGGTTCAACTGTGCGACTTTCACAACAACGTTTGCTTTTCTCGTACGATCGCTCGCTATTTTCTTCGCTGTCGGAAGTTGTTTGAGGACGTATGCGCGTTCAAATTCGAGAGCCGCTCTGGAGTATTCGTTATCCACTGCTGGTTTCGCGTTGGCAAAAAATTTCGTGATGTATCCGTTCAACTTCGCAACGTCAGCTTCGGCTTCGGCAAGAACGGCGTCCGGAGTCATCGCTTGAGCGTTCTTGTTGTTGTTCTTGTTCACATTTTTGAGTTCGCCATACAGCTTCTCGAGTCTCGTCAGGAAAGTCGCCGGAAGAAATTCTTTAAATTGATCGAACTGTGTTGATTTACGCGCTTGAATTGCGCTCCAGCTTTGAGGATTCGAGTTGTTTTTATTACGATTATACGACAGCCCCCTGATGAACGTGGGACGCTTTGCGAACAACTTCGGAAGGTCGTATTGTTTCAGTTGCTTGATCAAAAACGCTCTCTTTTCCGGCGTATCATATGAGAAATTGTCCCCGTTCCAACCGTTGTCCTCAGGCTCCAACTTGTATTCGCCCTGAGATTTGAGGAACGCATCCCAATTCTTCCGGTTGCCGGGCACGGAATATTCAAACATCGCCAACGTTTTCTTGTCTCCGGCATCGATACCTTTCAACAATTTTTCGATGTCCGTCGTCAGCGCTGCGTATATCTTCTCCTCTGGGTCGGTACGAAGACCGGGATAGAACCAATGGATTTGACCTTCGTCTTTCGACCACTTGTTTGCCTTCGGACTGTTGGAGAATGGCATTTCTATATGACAATATATTTATAAAAAATAATTGGTTATGTTAAAATGAGTAAGGGAACTCTCCTGAAGGCCAAAGTGAGATCACAGTACCAGACTTATGCGTTGGATGCCGAAGCGTCTGCTCTACGGCGACAATTGAAAGAACTTCAAGGAAAGTGTGGCACCAGAGTCATCACAGAATTACCACCAGCGTCTGTAGTTGGCAGCTTTAATGATTTGCCGTTGGAGATTCAGGAGAACGCTATGAGCCCGGGGACGCGTAGGAGCTCTCCACATCTGACGTCGGGCCTTGCGGTGGCGCCCACGAACGGGTACGTCGTTCGACCATATTTCAAAGACGCCACGAGTACGTCACCCAGTGTCATCGGTGTTCAGCCGGTGAAAATTTTACAACAAACATCGCCATCGCAACTGTCGACGTCACAAATACCGACGTCTCAAATGTCGACGTCTCAAATGTCGACGTGGCCGAACGACCCCGGTAGTACGTCTCAAATGCCGACGTCTCAAATGCCGACGTCTCAAATGCCGACGTGGCCGAACGACCCCGGTAGTACGTCTCAAATGCCGACGTCTCAAATGTCGACGTCTCAAATGCCGACGTCTCAAATGCCGACGAACATTTCAAATAATGTGTCGAGCGCCGTGCGACCGTCACTTAAAACGACCTCACCGTCACAAACACTGAATTTGAAAGCTGATCAGCAAAAAATTAACACCGATCAATTACTCGCCGAGGAGGACCAGAGGAGGATGAACAAAGAGCAGAGAAAAATCGCCGAAGAGGACCAGCGAAGAGCGTCGCTGAAGCAACGCGAAGCAGCAAACGTAGAGCAGAGACGCATGGTGGACGAGGACAGACGGATGGCAAACGATCAGAGGCGTATGAATGCGCAGATGCGGGCGAACTCTCAACGACAAATGTCTCAATCGATGATACCACAACTTAACATGTTCCCACAAAGCCAGCGACAAATGAACATTATGCCACAACAATTTTCTCAGCAATTTCCCCAACAAATGTACCCAAATTCACGTATGTCACAAATGAATATTATGCCTCAGCAAATGTACCCAAATTCACGTATGCCTCAGCAAAGTCCTCAGTTCAACATGATCCCTCAGCCTTCGACGAGCTTGGCGAGTCAACAAATGTCACAGCGTCAAATGATTCCACAAATGTCTCAGCGTCAAATGAACATTATGCCACCGACACAACAAATGAACTTCCCCCAACAAGACTTTCCTCAACAAAGTGAACAAATGTCTCCTCAGGGGACACCGATGTGGCAACGCGAATTCGGGAAGACATACAATCCAAGAGAACTACACGAAAAATACGAGCAACTCAGAGAAGAAAATCCGGACCGTCATGGAGAGTTGAACCATTTGTGGGAACAGGCCAGAGGAGACATCAAGAAGCGTATGAAGCGGAATCCCAAACCGGTCGTCGAAGGAAAACCGTCTCAAACTGGAGCGACCGATGTTTCGAAAATCGACCCAAAGGTTCTCATACCCGGCGATACTCTCGAGCAAGTCACGTCGGCATACAAGACGCGCAAAGCAGCAGCGATCGCCAAGGGACGACCAAAAATGGCGGCGGCGTTGGATCGCGCATTTGAGATCCGCAAACGAGAATTCACCGGAAAAAGTCCGTCGAGCGTTGGCAAGAAATCTGTTGGCAAAAAAAGTCCATTGAAATTAGGAGCACCGGAAACGGGAACAGATTTCTCGAAGATGTCTCCAGAGAAACTCGTGCCAGGAAACACGTTACACGACATCGACGCGAGCTACAAGGCGAGGAAGGCGGCGGCGGTGGCAAAGGGGCGCACACAACTGGCAGCGGCACTCAACAGAGCATATGTGATCAGGAAGAAACAACTACAATCACAACCAATAAAAAAACCGATTGGACAACAGAAATATTCGGGACTTTCGAAAGTTCCAAATTCCGTGCTGATTCCTGGAAAGACTCCTCAAGAAATCGAGGTCGAGTACAAGCGCCGTAGAGAAGCAGCGGTCAAGAAACAACGGTTGGGTCTCGTGGCTGCTTTGGACGCTGCCCACGCCAGATTGATATCGGGAAAGCCTCGTACACCATCGGCAAAATCGCCTCAAGCGAAATCTCCACAAGTGAAATCTCCTCAAGCGAAAGCTCCACAAGCGAAATCGCCACAAGCGAAATCTCCACAAGCGAAATCTCCACAAGCGAAATCTCCACAAGCGAAATCTCCACAAGCGAAATCTCCACAAGCGAAATCTCCACAAGGTGGCTCGACATCTCCACAAGGTGGCTCGACATCTCCGACGAAATCGCGAAGCCCACAGGGTCAGCTTGTCGCTGGCAAGAAGGTAGCGTCGCCGTCCGCAACAGGTGATTGGAAAAAAACGTTCGCTGGAGTTGACCACTCGAATCCCCGGGCCGTGAGCGAGAAATATCAAGCGATGCGGAAAGTTGCCAAGTCGGAAGATGTGGGGAAGTTGAACGCGTCTTTTAAGCAGGCGATCAGAGATATCAAATTGTCTAAACGCCCACCCGCGAAGCCCTCGTCGCAACTGAAATCGATGTCGCCAAAACCGTCGTCGCAAAAACCAATGAAACCAACGTCGCCCAAACCAATGAAACCAACGTCGCAAAAGCCGGTGTCGTCTAAATCAATGTCTCCGTTGAAACCGTCACAATTAGCGATTCGGAAAGCGTTCACCCGGGCCGAACGAGGCACGTCGCCAAAACCGATGAGCCCCAAACCGATGTCGCCTAAACCATTGTCGCCACCAAAGTCCGGTCAAAGATCCCCGGGACAACAATTGGCGATACAAAAGCAAAAACAAAGGGCGACACAACAACAATTGGCACAAAAGCAAAGTGTAGAAAAACAATCGAAACAAAAACAAGAAGTGGAAAAAGAAAGACGTATAATCGAGAAGCAACAAGAAGCAAAGCGTACCAAAGAATTGAAGATGAGCGAAAAACAAAAGATCGAAGAACGGAAGCGCCAAGAGGAGATTCAGCGTGAACAAAAGAAGAGAATGGAACGACTCAAGCGGTCTGAAATGAAAAAAGAAAAAATGAGAAGAGCCGAGGCTGAGAAGAGGAAAGTGGAAGAAAGTCGCATGGCTGAAAAGCGGACGCTCGAAGCACGTAAAATACGGTCGAGACAAGTACGACGCGCACCAATGCGTTCTATGAGTCCAATTCGGAGACGAAGGTGAATAAGTCGCGTTTAAATATGGCAATGTGTCGATATCGTAAACGATTAGTTTATGTCGTGAAATGCGCGAAATGCTTATATCGACACATCGCCATATTTAATCCTCCATGTTTTTGGTCGGTGAAATCCAGAAAGCGACGATCGATATCGGGTCGCAATGTAGCGGATCGAGTGGTCGCGATCACCAGGGGCATATATTCAGCCGTAAAGAGGCGACTTTCGAGTTTCCGAGAAACGTCGATATCGTAAACGATGAGTTTATTATTTTTTCACTGTAGTTTACACTGATTATTTCGATCGAAAACTTTGATGGTCTTTTCGATCGAAAAAATAACACCGATCAAGAACACCAACACCAAAAATAAGCGCTTGAAATTTACATAGAACATCACGTTTTGTCGGTGAGAATGTCGAATTCTACCGGTCAAGAACACCGGTAAACACGTTTAAATACCGCAGAGTAATTAAGCACTCGGCATTTCACGCATTTCACGCCATATCGACACTTTATTTAATCCTCCGTGTTCTTGGCCGACGATAATCGACTATTCAGATCGAAAAACCATGTAAACATTTCGATTTCGAACGCTCCAAGACGCCAGAGGCATATATCCGGCTAGAAAAGGGCGACTTTCGAGTTTCCCAGAAACGTCGATATCGTAAACGACGAGTTTATTATTTTCTGGGGGCTGTTTACACCGACAAAACGGATCGAAAACTTTGATGGTCTTTTCGATCAAAAAAATAACACCACTCCAGAACACTGACTCGTTATTTAAGCGCTTGAAATTTACATAGAACATCACGATTCGCCGGTGAGAATGTCGAATTCTATCGGTCAAGAACACCGTCACCAAAAATAAGCGCTTGAAATTTACATGGATCATAACGGTTTGCCGGTGAGAATGTTGATTTATCGGTCAAGAACACCGATACATGACGTTTAAATATGGCAATGTGTCGATATGTCGTGAAATGTGTGAAATGCGTGAAATGTGTGAAATGCGCGAAACGTGTGAAATGCCGAATGCTCAATTACTCTGCCATATTTAAACCCGTGTTCTCGGCCGACATTAATCAGAAAATGACGATCGAAAACCGTGAAAACATTTCGATTTCGAACGCTCCAGATCACCATAGGCATATATTCAGCCGTAAAGGGGCGACTTTCGAGTTTCCCAGAAACGTCGATATCGTAAACGATGAGTTTATTATTTTTCTGAGCCTGTCAGAACCGAAGAATCCATATCGAAAACCGAGAGGTACTTTCGAATTTGTTCGATAGAAAACATCGACACCAAAAATAAGCGCTTCGAATTTTCATGGATCATCTCGGTTTGCCGGTGAGAATGTCAATTTGTTCGATAGAAAACATCGACACCAAAAATAAGCGCTTCGAATTTTCATGGATCATCATGGTTTGTCGGTGAGAATGTCGATCCGTTCGGTCAAGAACACTTTAAGCGCTTCGAATTTACATAGTATCACCGGTATTTGTCGAACCATTTATTAACACTAGAAGATTAAAATAAATTGATATGTAAAATGGACATTCTCAGACGAGCGTTCGGCCAATCCCCAACAGCACTAAAAAGCGAGCGAACCATTCTCGACAAGCGAAGTGCGGAAACGCTGATGCCATCGGGCGCCGACAAAATCATGGGAAACACTCAGGGACGTGGCGCCGAACGCTTCATCCCCGGGAATCACCTTGGAAAAAAAATTGGCCAAGGACAGTACGGGACCGCCTACAAAGTCCAAGTGTCAGAACGGTTGTTGCGATATTTTGATCACTTGCTGTCCAAGGGTACATATAGAGTCGCATCGTCGAAACCACATATAAACGAGCACATCATAGTGAAAGTGGCGAAACCGAGTGGGCAAAACTTTTTCAGGGACGTCGTCAAAGAGAACACGGTCCACAAGAATCTGTCATCCGCCCAAGGAACACCGGTGTGCTCCACCCCGATCCGGCCGGAAGTCCCAAAATTTTATTTGTCAGCGTTCGACGGTGACAATTACATTAGTGTGATGAGTATCGCCGGTGGGATGGATGCTTCGAGCTTTATCACGAAGTACAAGAAGACCGCGAGGACATATGTGAAATTCGAACGGGCGGTGGCAAGTTTGTGGCTCGCGGGGGTCCTTCACGGCGACCTCCACACCGGTAATTTCCTCGTAGATTCTGCCGGAAACGTCACGATTCTTGATCTCGGGTTCGCCATCGTCCTTCCACCGGCTTTACATGCCAAGCTCACACAAGCTGTGATCCTCGCGGTCAAGTCTGGAGCGAAATCGTTGTCGGTCATCGGTGAAGCACTCGGTCTGGAATCGTACGCTAACCGCATAACAATGGGCGCCGGGGGGTCGGGATGGCGCCACTCGGATTTCCACGCGGTCTCGATGGAATACAATCGGTTGTCTCCGGCCGAAAAAGCGATTGTTCCCACGATGCGGTTGAAATACTTTGGTTGTACATCGGCTGCCATCGGTACTTCGCAACCACCCGCTCATCTTTCTCAAGGACACTTGTCTCAGAGTCGTGCCGGATCGCCATTTCTTGGATCGCCAGGAACACCAGGGCAATCGATGACTCTTGTTAAACCATCGAGGTTCGCCGACGCTATGAGGTCCGCCAAAGTTTCCGATTTTACGCCAACGACTTTTGAGTCTCTTGCCCAGCAACACGAAGATTCGTCCTCTCATTCCAAATCGTATTCGCCTTCCACGTCTCGTTCCAAGTCTCACTCAAAAAGTCCTGCCGATTTCACACTTGTTCCGGCGAAAAATTCCCCTTTACGAAAGTCGCTTTCATCTAAATCCTCGCCGAAAACGTCGTCAAAATCTAGTTCGCTGAGAGCAAACGAAGCACCAACGAAACCGAAAACGTCGTCAAAATCTAGTTCGCTGAGAGCAAACGAAGCACCAACGAAATCCAACAAATCTTCACCGAAAACCCCGTCGAAATCTAGTTCGCTGAGAGCAAACGAAGCACCAACGAAATCTCCATCAAAATCCCCTCCGAAAATGAATAAGACGTCGAAAACCCCCTCGAAATCCCCACCGAAGACATCCTCGTCGAAATCCCCACCGAAAACAACTAAGCCGACTTCACCACAATCTTTGAGAAAAGGGTCCGACAGACTCAATGACTTCTTGCGAGCGCGTGGGCACAATGCCAAGAAACCGGTGGCGCTGCCGAAGAAAACGCCACATTTCAGTGTTGGGTCTCGCCACGGCTCGCCCGGGGTATCGCCAAGAAGAGTCCAAAGCAAACCGATTTCACCCCCAAGACAACATTTCAGCGTAGCTCGCCACGGATCGCCCGGTGTAGCTCGCCACGGATCGCCCGGGGTATCGCCGAGAAAAGTTCAGTCGTTATCTCCAAAACCATTCGGTGTAAAGAGTCAACGCCGTCCCCAAGTTTCGCCTGAATCTTTAAACAAAGCAAAGGCGCAACTCAGAGCTCTCAACGCCATTGTCGCCCGCTCAAAGAGCAGACAACCAAAACAAATCATTCTAAAACATTCGAAATCATCACGACCGTCATCACGACCGTCATCACGACCGTCATCACGACCGTCATCACGTTCACTCACACGCTCGTCGGGGTCTCATCCACGGTCCCGTTCGATGATCGTCAGTCCATCTGGTTCTCGGTCGCGGACTCCTCAAATTCGCACATCATCACGTCCACGTACGAACGCCGACGTCGCCTTCGCTCCTGGGCATATCCGCAAATTTTAAGAAACCCGGTTTGTTAAGAATCACATACGCAGCTGATACTACCGCCACGACCCAAAAATTCGAGACGACTAACCATATACAGATTCCGGCGATAACGAACTTCGCTTTCCATGACAGGGACTTCATAATGTTCATTGGTCGTTCCAACATAACACGTATTTCATCAAACACGCTTTGTTTATTGCCGTTCATGCCTCGTTTGTGCTCGGTGTTCATATACTTTTTAATGATTTTTTTTCCATTAAAAATTTATACGCTTGAAGTATGATGGACCAAAATCGTATACAGACGACAGAACCACTTCGTATACAGACGACAGAACCACTTCGTATACAGACGACGGTTATTTCTATACTCGCTGGTCTCAAAGATTCACCAGAGCGGGGTATCGAAAATCTCGTTCAAAAGCATGATCACGAAATGTACGAACGCTGTCTGCGAAACGTCGGGAGGAGTTTCCTTCCTCACAAACGACAGCAGGCGACGAGGGAGTATGACGATCTAGGTCTCGAAGACGCTCTGTATACCATGAGGATGGACATGCGAAACGGCTCGCGGATCGCACAACGCGACGCTAAATATACACTCCTCGCTGAACGGATGCGAACCTTTGGAACCGTTGGAGAACGGGAGTCCAGAGAATGCGTTGAAAATCTTCTTAAAATCAAAAAGTGGAAACTCGTTGAGTTCTTAAATAACACACGATACGAAAAAGACTATGTGTGTCAAACCGATGATCAAGCAATCCCAATAAAGATTACAGGGCGCCTTGACGGAATAGCACACTCGAAAAACAACCGAGGAATCGTGGAGATCAAAAACCGCGCAAAAAACTTAAAATTTTTGCCAGAGGACTCCGAGATCTGTCAAATTCGTACGTATATGTCGATCACCGGAATCAACAAAGCGTTTCTCATTGAACGCTACGTGGACGAAGACAAAAAGGAATACTCATCTGTTGCTTTATTCGACCAAGACGAGGACTTTGTCGAACATGTCATTCTCGACGACAACACGTTTAAAGATTCTGTGTCGAAACTCGCGTTATTCCTTAGAGACGAAAACGAGTTTATGAAATTTCTAAGCAACGCTCCACCTATTCGTGATTATTGGTGATTACATGTGTGTCCGGCGTTTTCTCGACATTTCATATTGAAAAAATATTCTTCATACTCTTCAACTAAAGCGTATACGGGGACGTGGGCTATATTACTTTTTTCGAGAGCACCAAGAATATTCGACCTGTATGAGTCGTCGTTGAAAAAACGGGCGACGACCACAGCAGCTCCGAAGCGGATTTTATAATCACGAAAAATGTTGACGACGCCGAACACCATTTTTGAATACGTATATTTTTATTCGTCCTGGTTTACGCGATGGATCGTCTTGGTCATTTCGCAAGAGCAGTAGAACTTTTTAGTTTGTAGCAGATATGTAAGATTTGCGAGTTCAATCGGTTTTCCGTTTTTCATGATGGTCTTTCCACGCCGAGACACCGTGAAATAGTCACCGTCCGCCATGATCTTGAGATCGATGTCTCGAAACCCCAGGGCGTTCACAGCGTTCGCTGCCGATCTTGTTCTATTTTTGATAGTATACTCCTCCGCTCCGTCAGCGAATTGGATGACCTCGTCGATGCTTTTTTCGCCGTACAAGTGAATGTTGTTCTTTATGAGCTTCACATCGACATCAAATTCGTCGTCAAGGCCTCTGTAGAGATACACCTGAAACCGGGGGGTTTTGAATGTGAGACTCACATCAGGACGAATGCTGGTGACGAGACGCTCAGCGATGCTCGGGCGACGGTTTAGACGCATTTTGATACCAGTATACAATTTTGTTAAATTAAGTTCATTCGTGCCTCGTTTGACTTCGGCGAACTAACGAATTAATTTTACCGATTGTTATTCGCAGTGTTTGAGGTGTTTGAATTTTTGTTTACTGACACTTTTCCTGGCGCTATGAACTCTGCGATGAATTCAAACATGCTCTTTAAGTCGTGAATGTAATAGTCGGATTCCATGTCGTCGTCGTCGGTTTGGATAGGACCGACGTGTGCGCTCTTCACGGTGCCGTTCTTGTTCAGTGAAAAAATGACATCAAATGTGTTTTGAAATTCGTCCGACACAACGAGGAGTATTTTGCTCTTTTTATCCGTAATGTTTACTTCGACCGACGAATCCCTCAGTCGTCCATACGGATTGAACACACCACGTTGAGGAGCGAATAGATCGCCGATGCTTCCAGACCCCCGCACTTTGCTCCACGACACCCAGTCCTCGGTCGCCATATTGTCTTCGATCACATCGTACAATTTCTCCACGGTAAGCGTGTCGCCAGCTTTATACACGGACGAGTTGATTTCGGACTTTATCTTCTCATCTGAAGGAGATGTGTCGCTCTTGAACACCTGAATACGTCTGGTGGCATCTATATATTTCTTAGAAAACACAAACGTCTGAGATAATTCGAGCGCTGTCTTTATAAACGAGTCGACAACACCTTGTAATTTCCCGGTGGTGTTTCCAAACGACGATGACGCTACATATTCTACTTTTTTAGCATCGTTCAGTTTGAAAGTCAGCGTAAAGAAAAAGTCCTCGTCATTATGGCTCAAATAAAAATGGACTACAATTTTATTTTTCTCGGGCTCTATGGAGACATACACCGGGTATTTTGTGACGTCATCACCGATCTCGCTGGAAAACCCTTCGTCGTGTGCTGTCTCGTTTCTGTTGACGTAAGTGTCTCTATGCGCGAACACGACATCTATTTGTTTGCTTCTCGTTCGTTTGGCGACCACTTCTTTTCCGTCGTATTTGTTGAAGAAATCGGTCATCATCTTTAGCACAACAGAAGAACTCATCGGCTTGTCGGCATACTTTGATCCCCCCATTATTGCTCTTTTTTCGACCGTTGTCAATTCTCTACGACTGTGTGGCACTCGAGTGTTGCCGGTCTCAATCATTTTCTGAAGAGATTTCTTGGCATACCATTGCTTGTTCAATAATAGGCCGTCGGTGAATTTAGTCTTCTCAAACGATATGGGATCCTCGAACGTCGGCGCCTCGCTTTGAGTAACGGCCACAAACCGCCCTGTCTTCGGGTTCAACACCTTGCCAGAGGACGCTGTGTTTACGTTGGCGTGTTTCTTGAGAACGTTTTCGAGGACGCTCTTCACTTTTTCGTTTGTGATGTTTTTCAGGAGCACTCGGGTCTTCTTTCCGTCGGCGATCGACTTTGTGAAAAAACTGGCCAGAGGGTTTTTTAGACCAGTGGTGAAATACACATACCGACCATTGACCTTGACATCCGTGTTGATCACTTCGGGTTTGGTTTTCGACGAATTTTTCGGCGGTTTGACGGTCTTCGGCGGTTTGACAGACTTCAACGAACCGGAGGCAGTCGTATTCGGTGTGAAGAAATTCGTGATCTTTTTTGACGGTTTGTTCATTTATAATGGTAAATATTAAACTTTTACGTCTTAAAAAAAAATATATCGACAGATTAACAATGAAGGAACTTCTCACAAAGGCAGATGAGCTCGTGTCGAGAGGATACAACGCGTTCGCGAGTCTGCCACCTGAAACACTGATGATCATCGGCGGTCTCATCATTATTGTCATACTCACAACGATCGCCAACGAAAGCAAATGGGATTCGTTTGAAACGGAGAAGGCGTGTCGCGGATGTGGATGTTGATGTGAACCGTGAAAAGAACTAAGTATTACGAACGATTTCGTAATAAAAGTATTTCATATTGTAAATTGTAATGGCTGACCTCGTTATCACAAAAAACCGCTCAAAAAACTCGATGGCAAAGCTAACATTTGTAAACAAACCAGAGACAAACGTGGGTCGCATTTCACCCAATGTAAACGTGAGACCGACTAATAACACGAGACCGAACGTGAGACCAAGTGCGAGACCAAATGTGAGACCGAATGTGAGACCAAACTCGAGACCCCGTGCCGGTCCCAGTATGAGAACACATACGAGATCAAACGCTCCTCAAGTACGGTTGTTACCACAAGCGAGACCAAATGTGAGACCAAACGTGAGTCCCATGATTTCAAACGATTTGAGCGCGTCGAATGTCTATGGGATCCAGTCACGTCTGACCGAGACGACATTTCGTCAATACTTAGACGGCTTCATCGGCATACAAGTTGGCGACCTGCCGGGATGTTTGGGAAATAGAATTCGTTACGCCATTGACACGGTGGACGCATCTGGGAGAACGTTGAGCACGCTATACAGGCTCGGAGGGTGGCTGAAATCGGTAGCGCCTGATTTGTCTTCGTTTATCCTCTTTAATCCATACGCTAAGAAATCATGGCCGGTAAAAACACGACAAGCGGGGAAACGTCTCAGGTTGTACTTTCAACGACGGGGGACGAGCGACGAAACAGCGATGATGAGAGCGCTCGTTGCTAAAATCCAAAACGGCCAGATTGTCGTAAAATAATGAAAATGGTGATTCAACTTTACATATTATTTCTCCGGAAAGCAAATTCGTTTGAATTTAACGCAAATCATACACGCATCGTTTGCTAGGCATACATGTCTTCTTCCGGCATCGGAGGCTTTCCACAATGGGGACACACGATTGTGTCGGGAATGAGCTCCAAGTTCGCGACCGCCCAGTTCAGCTTGTCGTGATCCACATTGTGAACGGTCTGGCCGCGAGGGATCTTGCCAACAAACATGGTATAGGCCAGCAGATGAAGATACACTTGCTTCTTGTTGTTCGGTTTGCGAGATGTCTTCCTCGGTGGCGGATACAATGTCATTTGTTTACAATGTCGTAGCGTTTTAAATTATCATTTTTGTCGATACACCGGGCGAGCCGTTGCGAGCTATGCTAAACGCATTAGTTTATAACGAGTTTACACGGGTTTACACGGATTTACACGGGTTTATCATAAAAAAAATAAGAGTATATACAAATGTCATTTAGAGGCTCGCCAAAGAGTCGCCGGTCGGACGTTCAACAATGTGAAAGTTCGACGCCTCCTGCGGTTTTCAGCACGATGAGAAAGTACGAACTCGCCCTAACTCACAAGTCGCTGAGCCCCCGAGACAGACAATCGACTCAAATGAAATTGGAACAATTACGTAAAAGTGTAGTGGCCGGCAAGGCAGATTGTATCCGCCGAGCAAAACACTCTCGTGCGATTCAAGACGCTGCCTCTAAAGCTGAACGACGGTCTCACGAAGCACAGTCTAAGTCCCATAAATACGCCAGTCAGCAACAAAAATCGACAATGAGACACGAAAGATCGCTCCAAGATCTGGAAAGAGCCCGATTCCGCAAGGAGTCCGGATTGCGCTCTCCTGCTCAAAACGCAGCGATCGGCGTGGGCGTCCTCGGTGCGCTTGGTGCTGCCGCGTATTTCATGTTTGCCAATTGATTATTTTCGATGTTTAAAATATCGCTGTTAATAAATGCCACTTTCAAACAACATGTTCGCCGACATCAAACGAGGCATGAGCAAGGTCATGAACGACCTCAAGGACGACACATTCGAGAAATATTATGGATTTCCTAAACCCGTTCCCGAGAGCGTCATTTTCGACATCATAGACCCCGGCGACTCATATGCGCCATCAACTTTTGGGTACAAGATGACCAAACGTGATTTCAGCGACCCTGACAATCTCAAAGGATACACTTTGTGCTCACCATTGGATCTCAAGCGTGGGGACAACGTTCGATATGCTGTCAAGAAACGGTCGAGCGTCAGTTACGTTACTGGAGGAAGTGTTTCCTGGGTTTGTGGAATGTTGCCAAGCGGTGAAGAATTCGACCCCAAAGCATATAAGAAAAGCGCGACGTATAGAGAAGAAATCAAAGCAAAATACACGACGTTTACAACCGAAGATAAGCCGAAGTACGTGACATTGAGTAGTCCCCACGACTCGTCAAAGAAATGGAGCGTACAATTGTCAGGTCAAACCGTCTTCTTTTGGCGTCTTCCAGTCATCACGCTACAGGAACGTCAAGACAACGCCGGTGTGTTGAAGCTCGTAAAGGCGTCCGGTGATAATCCAGATATGACAGCGGGTCTCATCGATTTTGCCTTGTTTGTCCAGTCGGCGACGAGCGAGGAACTCTTCGCTATGGCACATGCTAAACTCGCCCAAGAAAAACAACAACACAAAGACAAGAGAAACAATGTAAAGAATATTCAATTATAAATATCGAGCGAACTTATTTTTTTTATCGAATGTAGATTCCATAAAAAAACACGATTTTCACACAAAATCATACGAGTTTGACGGTGCCGACGAATTTCGCTTCAGGCTTCGTAGTTACTGTGAAACTTGAACCGCCACGTGTAATAGTCTTGGGAGCAATCTTCACAACCTTTCCGGTGTAATGTCTCCCAATGTCATGCTCGCCCGTCTTTCTTAGGAGGAAATTCGTGTGCCCCCGAGTCACCGCCTTCTTAGCGGCGACGCCAGGAGACCCACCGGTGAAACGCCCGAGCTCCTTCGACACATCGTGAGAATCAGTCAGAACATACGTCTTGCTTTCGTCACTCTTCGGCTTCACGGTCTTCACGGGCTTCACAGTCTTGGGCGTGAGTTTCGGGGTGACCTTGGGAGCGGACATACTGTTTAGTAACCGAAATATTTTTATTGTTGACGATTTTTTGAATCTCGGCCAGTGAATGTGTGATCAACATTCTGGGCGCTACATCCGGATATGTTTCTTTCAACCGGTTGTATCTCGGACGCTTGTATTTCTCATATTCTGTCGTGTTTTCATTCTCTAATATCTGTTTCCGTCGCTCTTTTTGCTTATTCATCTTTTCAACCGATGTTTTTTGGTTTATATCGAATCCCGTTCTTTCTTTGAACGCCTCCGTCATCGCTGGTATGATAACACCAGCGTGTTCAGGATTCTCTTGTCGTATGTGTTCGCATACAGCCGTGAACGATTTTTTCGTGAGATTTATAATCGGCTTAAAGTGTGAGACTTCGAGTTCATCCATTTATAAGTGGACGATATATTTTTTTTACGAAAATGTGAAGTTTTTACATCGTTGCGCTGTGGTCTATGCCGCTGTAAAAAAAAAGAGAATATAAAAAATATATGATTATGTAAAAAGATGCCCGGTGCGTTGAGTCAATTGGTAGCGTATGGGGCACAGGACGTCTATCTCACCGGTGACCCGACGTTTACATATTTCAAAGCGCGTAATAGCCGGTGTACGAATTTCGCGTGCGAGTCGATAGAGCAAACTTTGAGCGCTGAGGACGGCTACAGCTCTATAACTGTTTCTCGGAATGGAGACCTCGTGTATGGGGTCTGGCACGAAATAAAAATTCAGAAGACCTCTGCGACCCCGATGGCGTATCCCGCTGAGGCGTTTATGAAGAATGTGCTGCTCGAAATCGGTGGCCAAAAGGTGGATTACGTGGATAGCGCGTGGGCCGCAATTCGTCGTGAGTTGTATTTAAACAGCGACGAACGGGAATCTTACTTCGAAATGAACAACTTCCGCGTCGACGACCCGATCGGACTCACGAAGACATTTTACGTCAAGGTTCCGTTTTATTTTACGGAGGGCGACGTGACGAAGGCGTTACCGTTGATCGCGTTACAGTATCATGAGGTCAAACTGAATTACAATTTTAACAGTGCTCTCACCGGCTGCGCGTTCGTAAGCCAACGGGTGTACGCTGACTACATCTTTCTCGACACACAGGAGCGCACACTATTCGCACAGAATCCTCATGAATATCTTATAACTCAGCTCCAGATTCAGGACGTGGGGTTCCAGATGACCCCTGCGAGCCAGAATCTCAAAGTTCAATTAAATTTCAATCATCCAGTACGGTGCCTCGTGTGGGCCGGTACCACGAACGTTCACGGCGCCTTTTCGGCGTCACAAAAGTCGCTGGAGGCGAACGACTCTTACGCTCCTGTTGAAAGCGCGTTGCTCCAAATCAACGGGCAAGATCGGTTCACGACTCGCCCGGGGTCGTACTTCAGATTCGTCCAACCGCTGACGACGTTCGGGAGGTCCCCCAGCGCCGGGATTTATGCGTATTCCTTCGGTCTCCAGTCGATCGGAAGAAATGCTTCGACCTTGAACTTCAGTCGGATCGATATGGCCACGCTCTTACTGAAAACGAAATCCGCGACCGCAGCGAGCATCGCTAACGTTGTCGATGAGACGCAAACGACCGTGAGTGCGATCGGGGCTTTTACGTCGCTAAAAATTTTTGCTGTGAACTATAACGTCGGTCGGGTCATGTCTGGAATGTTCGGAGTGGCATATGCGAATTAATTTAAGGAAATTACATTGTTTTCATGTGGTCTTATGACGAGATGAAAAAATACATTGATTTTTTAAATGTGTAAATAGTCTTCTGGGGTATTTCACTTCGAGCACGTCGTCCTTGTCGAATATCCTGGTGATTCTTTTGAAGATTTCCCTCGTTTCTGGATGGTACTTGAACAGTTCGTGCGTGATGTGGAACGTCGCTGACGCAACGCAAAGCAGCCCGCGAGATTTCAGCGCCGTGTGGACCGCCTTCTCGACGACCGCGCTGTCGTCCACCCGCACGATGTACGCCAGAAACGACGCATGGTACGTCTTGTAGCGTGTCCAGAGTTCCTTGATCGATCGGTTGTGGAGTCCGATTTTTATTTCATCGATTCCATGTATCATCATAAATTATTTCTGACCAGGAGCCTTGTTGGTGTACTCGTCCATCTTCCAGACGTCGGTATTGCGTTCAATGACGAGCATTTGACTTACATAACAAGTTTCTGGGATTAATTTTACGTGAGGCATACGTCTTCGTTTAATTGTCTGAGTCTTGCTCCTTTGATGTGTGGAGCGTTCGCGTACATGACGAGTTTGCCTAGGAGTCCGGCGTCCTTCGGTGCGTTCGGCGTCACCGGTCCAATGATGCGTATGAGCGCCTTCTTCAAGTACGCCGACGACTTGTGCTCGGTGAAGAGCGGGAGCAAGTTCGTGATCTTTATGTAGTCGGTCACGTTGTTTGTGAATTCGACGTGTTCGTTCAGGAGCATTTTCACGTCGTCCTGGTCGTCGAACACGCTCACGGTGTTCATCTTCACGCTCTCTGGGATACACGGTGCCCGTTCGTCCAGGATGAGCATCTCGCGGCATCGCTTGAGGCCCATGAGAACGAGTTGTTGGGTGTATTCCTTCGTCTTCATTTTCACGATGAGCTTATCGTCTTCCTGGAGCTCGCCTGGGCCGGGGGTGGCGCTGAACGTCTTGTTGTATCCGTAAATGGTGACGCGGTTCATCGTCGCGGAATCTGGGCAGTCGAAGGTCGGCGCGCTGTTTTGTGATACCATCAGACGGAACTGGGGACGGAACTTGGTGGCGTCCCTCGAGAAGGCGCGGCGGGCTGTCATCTTATAGTCGATTCCGTTGAACATCGATTTGATGAGCGACGTCGAGTACTTGCGTCCTTCGCCGGGCTCCTCGCCGTAGACGAAGCGCTTCCCCATGAAATTCAGCAAGGTTCCTGAGTGCGCGTCTGGGTCGTCTTTTTCGTTTGACAACACGGTCATTTTGTTGGAGAGGCAGAGACCGTAGTTGTCCTCGTCTTCCCCGTGGCTGTTGAGCATCATGTCGCCGGCGACTGACTTGCCGTTGTGCCCCTTTGTCCCGTACAAGAACGCGCACGAGAATTTCTTCTGGATGCTGTGTCCTTGTCCTCCGAGGAACGACATTGCGTAAAAGTCGAGGATGCTTTCGACCTCCTCGTCGCTCGCGAGCGGTGCGCGGAAGAAGTCGTAAATCTCCTTTTGCTTCTCGGCGTCTGGCTCCGCCATCTCGTATGGGTTCCACATCGTTATGTAGTCGTCGACGCGCCCCTCGCGAAGTTCGCCCGAGCGGATGTCGTACACGCCGTTCTTGAACGCGTACAGCTCCAGCGCTCTGTTATTTTTGATGTTCCCGTTCAGAAGATCGCTGAGGTCCTCCTGGCACACGCCCACTCGCGATTTGAACGATTCGATGCCCGACTTCACCCGCGCGTTCGCCCCGAGGTACGCTATCGCGGCGGTGTACGTTTTGATAACCTCGTTCGGCGCCTTTTCGCCTATCAAGAAGGCGCGCCTTGACCTCAGCATCGGGATGAACACGGTCGATACGACCTTTTTGAACAGGGTGTCGCTCGCCTTGCGCAAAATGACGCCGTTGAACTCGTATGCGTCGTCGTCGATCGTCCGGATGCGGCACACGTTGGAGTCGTCCGTGAAGTATTTTTGGAGGCATATTCCAAACATGTCGTCCTTGTTTTCTGGGATCTTGAGAAGGTTCTCGCCCAACAGCGGGAAGACGCGGTCGTACTCGGGCAGCCACGGCTCAGACTGGTCGTTGTTCTTCGTCACCTCGCTCATCTTCTCCAGATCGAAGTGTATGATCTTCATGTGCTTGATTTCCGGCGTGCTCACACTGCTCAACCCGTCGTAGAGGTCGAGACACGCTTCGTCCAACAAAGGCGCATCGTCGGGTGTGTCCTCGGGGGCAAATGTGTCCGCGTTTTCGGCGTACAGCGCGTCGTTGACCATCGGCTCAGAGTACTTGTTTAAGGTGTTCCAGTTGCGATGGACGACTTCTTTAGCGAGCGCGTAATTTTCCTCCTTCGCCCACTTTATGACGCTGCCGAGGGTGAGCTTCTTCGCCCCCGAGTATCGCGCCACCTCCACGAGCTTTTCGTCGACGCTCCTCGCGTTGTAATTGTCAGCGAGTTTCGAGAACTCGTGTGCGAGCGCAGACGCGTCGAACCCGTTGGCAACGCTCACGTTGTAAATCGCGCACAGCGACTCGAACCACTCTTCGTAATCCACGGCGCGCGTCCCGATGATGCGCAGCAGCTCCTTGAAGTGGGACAGCTGGAATAGTTGATTTCCGCCCTCCGACACTGGTTCCTCCTTGATCTCCTTAACGACGGTCGTGTACTTCGACTCGGGCCGATCCGCGAGCGACATCCTCGCCGGGGTCTCATCGCACGTCCAAGGTTCGGGCTCTCCCGGTTTCTTGGCGCCGAGGAGGAACCATGCGTTTGTATAACTAGCGGAGTCGTACACTTTCTCGTTCGTCACGCCTTGTGGAACGTACTCATCGCGCGGGACGTTCTCGATGAAGTCCTCGTAAATCATCCTCGCGACTCGCTTGCTCACGACGACGTCGGGAAAGTGGAGGTGGAATCCGTCCTTGAAGCATCCTGGCTTAATCTGACCGAAGTTGTCGGTGTCGGACCTGACCGGCTTCGTGAGGATGACGCCCTGTGGAGGGGATTCCAGCTCGACGAATTTGCGGATTGAATGACCGAGCTTCGTCCTCACGTTGACGACGAACGCGTCGTTGAAGAGGCGCTCCGGCGTTGCTTGGCGAAAATCGAAGTCGGCGACCACCGGATACACACGTTCGCTATGTCTGTATTCCATGAGCGGCGGATGGACGCCCGACTTGACAGTGTCGGCAAAGAGTCTAAGGAACTCGGGGTAGTCGCTCTTCTTGATGTGGTACTTTGGCGTTCCACTGGCTCCTTCGAATATGCCACTGATTTGCTGAACCCGATTACAGTCCTCTGGTAGCAGCTTGTCGTTCACGAACCTCGCGTTCAGCCACAGTTTCAATTCCCCCCACGCGTCCAACTGAGCGCTCGGCCGCGCCCTGGTTTCGATCAGTTGTTCCTCGCGTGCCTCGTTCGCAAGGGACATCTCCTCGCGACTCCTGGCGTTCTCGGCCGCCACCGATGTCAGCACGTCCTCGGGCACGTCGAACGGATTCACCTCGTCGGCGAACATGTTTTTCGATTTTTCCCCAATACAGCGCAGCACTGGCGAATCGTCGCCAACGGACTTCTTTTCGAGATACTTCATAAATTTATCCCGGTTGTCGCGAATGCTTGGCGGCATCTTCTCATCAATCTTCCTGACAAAGTCAGCGTAATCAACAACCTCGACATTCTTGATGCGAGCATAGTACTTAGAGAACTGGACAGGTAAAGACATTGTGGATTATTATAATAAACCACAATATTTTTTTTGGTCGAAATTTTGCGCACGATGCCTTTTTGTGCGTATTTTATGACATTTTATGAGGCTTTCGCATAAAACAACGACGAAGTCTCACACATTGACATTCTTACCACACGTTACCACACGTTACCACACGTTACCACACGTTACCACACGTTACCACACGTTACCACACGTTACCACACGTTACCACACGTTACCACACGTTACCACACGTTACCACACGAAAGTAAAACTCGCCGTTAGAAAACATACGTGCGCTATATGTTCTTTTAGAGTTTTATACTTTTAACTATTTTGTAGGAGTTATAAAAGTGATATGTACCGTATGGTAACGTTACCGGTAAGAACATTACCGGTAAGAACATTACCGCGTACCATTGTGTGTTTGTGTACGAGTCCGTCAGAAAGTCTAAAACCTAAAACTTAAAACATTACCGTTGTGTCTTTTACCGTATGGTAACATTACCGGTAAGAACATTCCCGTGTACCATTGTGTGTTTGTGTACGAGTCCGTCACTTTAAAACCTAAAACTTAAAACATTACCATTGTGTCTTTTACCGTTGGTAATTCTCGATCGTGTGTCTTGACGCGTTGTACACCAATGCCGTCGGGACGTCCGGGAATTCTGCTTTGAGTTTCATGAGGCGCGGCTTCTTGTATTTGGCGTACAGGGTCGTTCCCTCGTTCTCCGCGTTTGTCTTCCGCTGCGCATACTGCTTCTCGCACAATTCCTTGGGAGACTTCGCCTCCGGATCGAAGCCAGTCGCCACGCGCAGGGCATCCCTCAGGACACCGACGAAGACATCGACGTCACCAGGTGGTAAATTCATATTAACATTCGCGCGGAAGTGCTCAACCACCTTAGCATATGCCTTCTTCGTCAAGTTAACACACGGCTTGACATCATTCATTATGGTTTATTATAAGTAAATATTTTTTTTGTTAAATTTTTACGAGGCTGCGACACCATACCGGTAGTTATTTGTACCTCTGTACCAACACTTAACAAATACCACTGTACCACTGTGCCACTGTACCACTGTACCACTGTGCCACTGTACCACTGTACCATTGTACCACTGTACCACTGTACCATTGTGTCATTCGTTTTTTTAAAACTCGCCACCGAAAAACATGCGTGCGCTAACTATTCTTTTAGAGTTTTATACTTTTAACTATTTTATAGGAGTTATAAAAATGAGTACTATATACTGTACCACCTGTACCACCTGTACCTGTACCACCTGTACCACCTGTACCACCTGTACCATTGTAAATGTGTGATTGTGTGCGAGTCCGTCACTTTAAAAGTTAAAACTTAAATCTCTCAACCGTGCCGTGTACCAGTGTGTACCGTTGTAAATGTGTGATTGTGTACGAGTCCGTCACATTAAAAGTTAAAACTTAAATCTCTCGAACTCGCGCAAAATCCACAAAAATAATATATTGGTAATGTATATCATGTGTGAATTACCAAATATGAAATCATCGTTTCTGATGACGAGCATGTTGTATTACAAGCTTCTCAGTCGTGTGTCCGACCGCGATGCCTTTGCCCTGAAGGTGAGGGAGCTTGGGTTTGACGAACATGCTCCGCGTCGAGGCTCGCTTCCCCGGTGTCTCGTCCCCGTGTCGAGGAAGAAGTTTCGGGATATCATGTCGGCGCTGACCCCGGAGGATCAGAACGTCCTTACGAATTCGCTCAAGGACTTGTGTTGTTTCTCGGCGGACGCTCTTTGTGGAGACAACATGAAACGCGCGGCGTACAACGCGTCGCTGGCTGCCAAGGAGGGGAAGACGACATATGAGAAGTTTCACAAAGACCGGTATCAAAAGCTGAAAGAAAAGTATCCGGATGTGCCAACGCGTCTGTTGAAGACGAGTCAAGCCGCCATCGACGAATACATTGGTCAAACGTCGGTATTACCGGGTTAATTCGTTCGACTTATTAATTTAAGAAAAATAAAGTGCGTATTCAAGATGATGAAATCTGTGTCAACCGGTCATCTGCTGACCACGTCGAATGTCGAGATGCTCAACCGGTCTTTCAGAAATGCCCCCGCTCGCGATATGCTCGCTTTCATGACCATCGTTGACTCGCACGCTTGTCGGGCACGTCCGGAGACAACCGGGCTTGTTCACACGGACACAAGTGAACCCGTGAAACGCGGAGCAAATAAACCCGAGACCGTGAAACGCGAAGCAAATATGAAATTAATTGAACACATGACATTAAGTGAACAAGCGAAATTAATTTGTCACATGAACTTAAGTGATATAACTGGTCACGGCGTGTACGTGCGTGAGTGTGTAACCCAGCTTGGGTCGGGTTTTCTTGCGAATCGCTTCTTTTTGAATCCGGACACAAGGTCTTCCACTTTGAAGCCTGTGTCCATTTTCCTAACGTGATATATCATTTTCCGCATTTTTGCGACTGTTTACAGGGTGTCATCCCATTTTCCACAGGCGATCATTGCTGATTTGTACTCTTCGAGCGGCATCATTTTCCAGCACCGTCCGAGGCGTTCTGGGCCCGCCTGGAATCCGAGTTTCTCGAACATCTTTGTGAATTGCTGGCTGGTCGTCTTGATGTTCTTGTACAAATCATCAGTCTGGAACGACCGGAGGAGATCGTATTGGACGACGTTATCGTTGGTCTCCCACGAGGGATTGTTGACGTAGCGTTCCTGGAGCCACCTGTACATGGGGTGCTGGTCGTCGAGGATCCGCGATTGCTTCGCCTTCGTGTAGGGAATTTTCCTGAGTTTGATGTTCCTGATGCTCATGTCGTTTTCGACCGTGTGCTTGAGCCACGCGTAGAACTCTGGCGCCGACAGCGGGTTGTCGCACGCGTCGGTGAGGTCCTCGAAGTATTTCATCCGCGTTTCCGTGTCCATTTTCGGGAGCGGGATGTCCTGGATGAAGTACCGCCGGTCGGTCTCCTCGATCTTGACGCAGTCGATGTTGTTCGTCGTGATGATCAAGTTCGTGAAGTCATCGATCTCCACGGCTTCCTTGCCTTTCGGTTCGAGGTTCCTGGTGTCTTCCGTGACGACGTCTTTGAGGGCGTCTGATTTGTGCTTGGTCCTGGCGTCGACTTCGTTGCCGCAAATCAGCAGCTTCCCGCCTGTGGCATAGTTGAAGCGACCGACGAGCAAGTTCAGTCCGACGATGCTCTTGTACGCTCCGTTGTTGCCGCCGCCGATGATGTTTTTACCGATGAGGCGGTTGATAACGAGGCCCTTGCCTGACCCCTGCTCGCCGCCGAAGATGAGGGCGATTTCGGTCTTCCTTTTTTCGATGAGAACGGAGTAAAACCACTTGAGCAGCCACTTGAAGATGAACTCGTCGCCCTGGGCGAAGTGATCGCGAATGTGGTTTATCACAGGCGCGATGTCCACGACGTCGCCGTTCTCGTCAGCCGCGGTCCCGAGCTTCCAGTTCTCGAGGTCGTATTCGAGTTCGACCTTGAAGCCGAGGAACAAATTAATGCGTTCGTGGAGCTGGTCCGGTATCATGAACCGCTGGGGGCCGATGTTGGGCTCTTTGACGGTCTGGTACACCCGTGAGCGCATCGGCATCCCCTTCCACAGGTTGAACATGTTCTCGCCGCGTCGCCCGGTGAGGTCGCCGTGGGTCCACATGGATTCCTTGAACGTCTCAAGGTTCATCGAGCGCACGTTGTCAATGTGTCCGCGATCGTTGTATCGCAGCCACAGCACGCGCTTGTCCGCCTCGTCCATGAGGAGGAATCGGTTCATGTAATTGAGGAGCACGGGCTTCACGTGGTCCTTGAAGGTTTGTGTCATGTTATCTCTGCGCAAATACGCCATCATCCGGAAAAACAGTCCCTTGCTGTCCACGCTGAACACCTTTCCGTATGGGTTGGGACCCTCTGCGGGATAAAACTCCTTCGGTATTTTCCCCACGAGCCCATTCGGGAGCGACGTACATGTGACGTCCATGATGAAGTCGCTGAAGCGCAGCAGCAGGTCCATCTCGCGGATCAAAAACGTGACGTTCGTGCGCGTCGTGATACCCGTGTCGGCGTCGTCGTCAACGTCGTTATCGGGAATCTCTACGTTCACGCGTTCGTCCGGGCACCCCTCAATCGGGGGAAGGGGTTTAGATTGTCGCCACCATTCGTAAAGGAAGGGGGCGGTGTCCTGTGACGGAACCGTTATGTTGTCGATGTGGGCTTTAACGTTCGTTTCAGCCCACATGATGACGTCGTTACGTTGCGAAACCGGAAGCTCATCGAGTAGCGACAACAGTTTTTGGAAATATTCACTCTTGCCAGGGTACCTACGAGTGTACGCCGACAAATTGGCATTAAGGAATTCGATGTTGTCCTCGATGATCGCATCTCCGCATCCTATGGTGCTAGAGTCGTTGTCGCACGGCACCGCGACGTTGGAGTGCTCGTCAGCCTTGAGCGACATGGCGAGATTCTCGATACGCGACGGGGTTTCTCCTCGATTTATCGCCCTCATGGCACGACCGCAGAGATACGCCCAAAACGCCTCCGGGTGCTTGCGCGAATAGGGGCTCATAGCGGCCTCGATGTCAGCGACCGACTGGGACGCCTTCATCTTCTTCGCCTGAATGTTCTGCGAGAAGTGTTGAGTGCTACTGGCTTTAGACATTATGTATATATGTATGAAATATATTTTTTTTCAGGATTTTACGCAATGTTAAACTATTTTTCATACTTTGTAACGCTTTTGCGAGGTTTCGCGAGGAAGTCTCATGGAATTATATACAAAATTATATACTTTCCCACTCAATTTATATACTTTCCCGCCCCGATTTATATACTTTGGGTCCAGAAAGTATATAAATCAGGATTACCGGATTATATACTTTCTGGCCCCGATTTATAAATCAGGATTACCGGATTATATACTTTCGGGCCCCAATTCAGGCGAATTATATACTTTCCTCCGAATGAACTCGAATGAAAACGCCGGCCAGCGGATTTGATGCCACACGGCACGTGCCTCCGTGGTGAAGTATAAAAAAACACCCCTTTTGATTGATTTGGGAAATTTAATAAAATATATAATTATATATATAATTACATATATAGTTATATATTTATTAAGTTTCCCCAAAGAGTCGAAAAGGGCCTTTTTTTCATACTTTGTACACACTCGCGTGCGCTGGGGCCTTTTCGACGAATGAAATCGTGAGTGTAATGGTTTCATTCGGGCTGGCCGCGTGCCGGGGCAATCAAATCCGCCGGCAAAGTCCGGAAAAGTTTTTTCGTCCGGCAAAATAATTTAAGAAAAATAAAGTGCGTATTCAAGATGTCCCATCTTTTGACCACGTCAAACGTCGAGATTCTCAACCGCTCTTTCAGAAATGCCCCCGCTCGCGATATGCTCGCTTTCATGGACGGACACGTTCCGACGAATTTAATTGAACTAATGTTGGCGCGAGCCAAAATTGATACTTTACCACGAACGAATACCACGGGCGAAATTAATCCTGTACTTGACCGAATGAAACACGTTCAAGTACAGGATTCATTTTCGCAACCGGTCACCGATCACGGCGTGTACGTGCGTGAGTGTGTAGCCCAGCTTCGGCCGGGGGAGACGATAACGTTGACCGTGACAGCGATGAATTATCGCGAAACAGGGAAGAAAATCTCTTCCCAGCAAATAACGTACGAGTTTCAACGGTTGGAAAAAACCGGGATTATCGTCGAAACCAAACCGGGGAGCAGGCGATGGAAAAAAGTTTAAACAAACTGCCATTCGATCCGCTCAAAGTTTCCTGGCTCCCCGTTGGTCTCCTCGTAATTTTTGCCAAAGAACCGCTTCGCTGTGTTCTGTTCGAGGTCGATGAGCATCCCTCCGCCCTTGTTCGCGTTGTTGGTACAATTCGACGCACCGTTTTTGACGTCGGTGTCCGCGCACGTATCCAGGATTTGAACCTTCATACACTTTCCACGAGGCGACCGGATCCAGATCCACCTGTTTGCGTAATTTCTCTTCATTTCGCTTTCGTTGCGACCATCGCGTGTGTTGTACACAGCAACGATGTCGTGATCGCGCACCCACTGAGGACTCTGCTTCTTGTCAACATATGCGAAACTCCCGGCCCACTGGTCACCCGAGTAGTCGGTTCCCTCCTTGCTTCCGGCGGCGGGATAACTTGAGAACACCGATCCCTGAGCGATCTTCCAACCGCCGCTCGGACACCCAGATTGCGACGGCTTGGGTGGTAGTTTACATTCCGACGTGCGACAGAAATAATTAGCATCGCCAACCCAGTCGGTCGTAATGAATCCGCTTGGACACTGACCGTTGATCTTTTTGCTGAATCGACACGTCTTCGGTGGTGTTTTACACTGAGGCGTGCGGCAATAATACAGATCAGAGCCGACCCAATCGGTCGTCAGAAACCCCGGTGGGCAAACACCATTGATCTTTTTGCTGAATCGACACGGGATTTGTCTACACGTGTCCCCGCCTGGGATGGGCTCGAATCCCGGTGGACACCGCACATTTGGCGTCGGACCAGGTGTCGGTCCTGGTGTCGGTCCGGGTGTCGGTCCGGGTGTCGGTCCGGGTGTCGGTCCGGGTGTCGGTCCGGGTGTCGGTCCGGGTGTCGGTCCGGGTGTCGGTATCCTTTCGCACGCGCCCTGGGAACATTGATAGTCGTCGCCGCGCATCGTATCTGAAAACCCAATGGGGCACCGTCCGCCGACACGTTTTGTGTAACCACACTCGTTCGGTTTCGGTTGGTCGCATGGTCCGCGTTGGCACTGGACTTCCCCGTCGACGTCTCCGAGTTTTCTGCCTGTGTCTTTGTACCCGTCAGGACACGCACCGTCAACGCGCAACACGGTGTCGCACTTTGTTGGTTTCTTGAGTTCAGACACCGTCGCCTTGAGATCTTCGGCGTCTTTTTGACTGATCTGATAGATCTCCGCCAATTGCTTGATAGCGATGTCTGGGTTATCATTGGCGACAGCGTACACGGCTGCTGACCAAATCGTCCTCACCGACGGTTTGTTCGTCAAAACCGGAGGGGTTATGCTCGCGGAATTGACCTGTTGCGCCATAAGTACGGCTTGCTGTTGAAGTTTGTCCTTGAAAAGTTTTAAAGCTTCGTTTTGGGCGACCAAAGAGTCCGTGATAACCGCGAGACCCTTGGTGGTGTTCTGTTTAATTTTGTCTCTTGCGTTTTGATAAAAACTGAGATCTTTTTTTGCGATGTCGGAAGCCTGTGTTGCCCGTGTGTTTTGCTCGGACGCGTTTCTCTGGACGCGTTGAGCGTTGGAGGTGGCGACAGCGGCCCCGAGACTCGATTGGAGATCCTCGAGCTCCTTTTTCGAGGCGGCGAGTTCTAACATCGCGCTGTTTTGGTCGCTCGCGGATTGATCGGTTATCACGTTCGCAGCGTCTTCCACATTTGCGATGACTTGTTGTTGTTGTTGTACGTTTTGTGCGATGAGCGATTCGTCGACGAGCGCTTTGGTATACAATTCGTCGGCGCGAGACTTTGATCTCTTCTTTTTGTACAGGATTACCATCGTAATTGCTGTTCCGACGGCTGCGAGGACGACGAATACAATCGTTATCATAATCCATACGGGCGGTTTCTTACTGAATAATTCCATTTTAATAATACTTTATATTAAAATGGACACTATTTTGGAAAGCAATACGATTTTACCCCCCTCGTTAATCACACCAATGTCTCCGATCCCCACGGTCATTAATGCCAATTTCAACGACAACCTCAATGTTAACGGAAACT